GGCGAGAATCCGCACACACAACGTTTCAGACGTGGGGTTCGGCAGTGACGACGACACCAACGGGCGCTCGTAAAGGCGGCAAGCCAAAGGTCTTGAAACTCGCTGACGGCTTTCAACCTTTGCCAGCGCCGCAAGCGCCGAAAGGTCTTGGCGTAGTTGGTCGGCGTTGGTGGTTGGCATTGTGGCAAGGCGGCTCTCGCTGGCTTGACGTTGAGAGCGACTATTTACTCATTGAACTTATTTGTCGAGCCCAAGACAAACTCGCCGCGATTGAATCCATTCTTGACCGTGACGGGCGATATTACGAAACGAAGCAAAGCCAAAAATTGCCCCACCCAGCCGTCGCCGATTCGAAGAGCGTTTCGGCTCAGTTGGTTGGCTGGCTTTCTTTGTGCGGATTCACACCAACCGACCGCGCACGTCTTGGCGTCGCCGTGAAAGGCGTCAGCGAATTAGAGACTTGGCGGCATAAGAACGCTAATTTGAAGCCAAATTTTCTTTGAGCAAAGTTTGGCAAACGCCGATTCTTTGAAACCAAACTTGGCTCATGAGCAAAGTTTTGTTGGTCATGTCTTTATTGCAAAAAGTTCGTGAGCAAGGCTTGGCTTCGCCGTCAATCGAATTGAAGGCTTCGCGGCTTCTTGCCTTGCTGAACGCCGTTGGCGATTGCTCAGCGTCTGAACGCGTCTTTGAATCTTTTCTTCGTGACTTGGCAAACGCTGGCTTGAAATAAAGATTCGAGCAACGCTAGACAACTGACCGCAAACGAATCTATTGTTTTGTTCACGGGCGCTGCATCAGCCCAAAGGTTTGAAGTTCCGCCTTCTGCATGAAACCGAACGAATCCATATTCATTCAATGCTCGAAAGGCAAAAACCAAATGAACTATATTCCGCTTCAATCGAATCCTGAATACCGAGAGAATCTTGAACGTGCCGCACGCAACGGCGAAATTGACAAAGTTCAAGCCGCCAAAGAAACAATTTTCAGCCGCGCCGAGAATCTTCTCGCGATTGCTTCAAACGAAGGTCGAGACTTGACCGCAAAAGAAAACCATCTCTATCAAGAAATGCTCGCAGATATTGAATTCGTCAATCAAGTGATTGGCAAGACCAGCCACAAAGTTCGACAACTCAACGCTTTTTCAAACGTTCACCGTGCTGGCGGAATGTCAGAAAACCGAAGCGTCGAATGGCAGAAAATTTTGAACCGTGAAGCAGGCACTTATGAAATTCCACTCGGTCAGGTCATGCAAAGACTTCAAAACAAAAGCGCATTCGAACGCCGCGACATTCTCACAACAACGGCAACACTTATTCCAACTCAAATTCTTGACGAATTGACCACGCGCCTTCAGCAGGCTTCGGGTGTTTTGGCCGCGAATCCGCGAATCATAAATACCGAAGGGCAAGGCGGCTACACACTCAAAGCAAACCAAATTTCAACACTTGGCACGGCTTCAGTTATTTCGGAAGGCGGCGCTTTTTCTGAGAGCGACCCAACCGTCACAACCGTGACATTTCAAGCCTTCAAATTTGGGCGTCTTTCGCAAGTGTCGAATGAACTTCTTGCTGACGCTTTCTTTGACCTTGAAAGATATTTGGGTGACGAACTTTCAGTTTCACTCGGTCAAACAATTGCACCCGTGCTAGTGACGGGCTCGGGCACGGCGACCGCTCAAGGCATTCTCAACAATGTCACGACGGGCGTCACGGGCGGCACGGCTCTAACGGGTGCGCCTACCTATGCAAACGTCATTGGGCTCTATGGCAGTCTTCCGACTCAATACCTAACGAACTCAAGTTGGCTCATGAACCCAAGCACTTTCACGGCGCTGGCTCAACTTCTTGACACTCAAAACCGAAGTCTTCTTTTGCCTTCGTTGTCGGGTGACGCGCCAACCACTTTGCTTGGTCGCCCTGTATATCTCGATTCAAATATGCCTGCAACGGGTCTCGGTGCGAAAAGTATTTGGTTTGGTGACATGAATAGTTTCTACACCGTGCGATTCGCTGAACGTCTAACAATTGACGTTTCAAGAGACTTCGCCTTTGCGAACGACCTGACGACTTACCGAATCAAGCAACGCCTTGACGGTCGAATTGTGGATACCAACGCGGCACGAGTTTTCGTTGGTGCGGCTTCGTAGATAGTTCTCAGTCAGGCACGTGGTGCGCTCTGACTAGACCGTGACGGTGAGAGTTAGTTTCATGGCTCTCGCCGTCACACTTTTTGCTACTCTAGACGTATGAAAAAATTTGCTTTTGTTTTCTTTTGCGTGACGGTCTTTTTTGCGATATTTATGACACTTATCGCAATTTTTCTTTAGAAGTTCACCAAACTTTAATTACCCAACAAAACGACTAAACCACTCGCCAAGAGTGATATACAAACTATTCGGCGACCATTCGAGCCCTGAGTTCTGCCCACTCTCTTTGAATGTCTCGGTGAATTTCTTCTTGGGTCATGCCGTCGTATTGGCTCATATCTATCGGCGCATTCCACCAATCTTCACTCAATAGATATTTGAGTGACGCACTTCGCGAACCCTGACCGCGTTGAGTCGTTTGTCTTCGAATGCTCGGCTTGCTTTGCTTTGGCGGCGCGAGAAGTTTGCCGTCATTGGCGACGAACGCGAAAGGGTTGCCTTTGGCGTGCTGGGGCTCGAAGAAGATTCGTGCAGGGTCGCAGGTCTTTTCGTCGGCGTTCAAGCCGAGCGAAGAGTTCGCCCATGCCCAAACGTCTTGCCACTCGTCAGCACTGACGCTTCGAGATAGCGGAATGACGACGTGCCAATGCTCTTCGTCTTCTCGGTGCGAATGGGTCGTATATGCCAAGTAGGTGAGTCGTGAGAGCGAACGCCGAGCCCGTTGCAGGCTTTGACCGTCTAGGTCGGCAACAAAGCACCAAAGCGATTCAACGCCTTGATTGCCACGCGTAGCGCCTTCTTTATAGACGGCAGGCGACCAGAGCGAGCCGCGAGTTTTGTCTTCACGCTCAACGTGATTGCTTAACGCTTGACGAAGTTCGTGCCAAGTTGTCGCGAAGACTTGCGGCTTGACGTCACGAAGATATTTGAAGCGTGAAGCCATTACGAGACCGCCTGAAAACGTTTCGGTGAAGTTTCGGTGAAGTTTCTCGCTTTATGCCACGAAACCCAACAATTGAGCGAAACTTTTTGGCGTGACGCTTCGTTCGATTCTCGGCGTCGCCTCAACGTTCTCGGCGTCAGTTTTGTCGAAACCTTTATACAAAAAGGATTCGGCGAGACTTGACGAACTGAGTGATACTCAGCGAGACACAAAATACGACCGTTTTTTGAAACGATTCGGTGAAGTTTCGGTGAAGTTTTCATTCGTTTGAATCCATATGGCGCTTGACCGAATTGGCATATTGCTCAACGCCTTCTCGGTCGTGACCGTCGTGGTGGTGGGTGTAGTGAGCCGTCATTCTTGCGCTCGAATGACCTGCTCGGCGTTGGTTCGAACTTGGGCTTAAATATCTCTCGCCGTTTGTGATTGCCGTATGGCGCGATTCGTGAAGCGAGAGAACCCTGACGCCTGCCGCTTTTGCCAACGCCTTCAAACGGCGTGAAGGCTGACCCGTGCCCATTGGTGACCCGTCTTCTTTGGTGCAGACGTAGCAAGAATCCAAGTCGCCGCCTTTCCAATCAGCACCCAGCGCGATTGACTCGACTTCTTGAAGGGTCTTCAAACGCTTCAAGGCTTCAACGGTTTCTCGGTCAATTGACTGATTGCGAATACCTGCCAGCGACTTCGGCGCTTTCTCAACCACTCTCAAGCCACTGACATTGACCCGAGTATTGAAGATATGAATTGAACCTTGCTCAAGGTTCACGCAATCCCACTTCAAGCCCAGCAACTCGCCGCGCCTGACCGTCGTGAAGAAAAGAAGCCGAATGATTCCATACCAACGGTCATCACCTTCGCACGCTTTGACGATTCGAGAAATTTCTTTTTCGGTGTAAGCCGACTTTTCTTTGACGACGCGCTTTGCAAAAACAACGTAGTCGGCTGGGTTGTGCTGAATTCGACCTTGCTGAACGGCTTT